AGGAGTATCAGATGATTCAGCAGATAGAGCAGCAAAAAGAACAGGAGATGGAGGAGCGTGGATTAGACGTTTTATTGCAATCTGTATACTTTTCTCAGTCGTATTTGCTCCCTTTGTCATGGCGTTCTTTGATATACCAGTAACCGTTGAGGCGAACAAATTAGGGATATTTAAATTTTTAGGAATAGGAGTAGATAAATGGAAAAACTTAGAGGGGTTTGTGTTGTTACCAGAAGTAAGGCAAGGGATGCTGGCTCTACTGGGTTTTTACTTCGGAAGTTCACAAGTTAAATAGGAAATCAAAATCTGTCCACTTTTTTGTCACAAAAACTGGACATTATTTGTGACAATTGTAACGCTAAAACATAGAATCTAGTGTCTATAAATAAGAAAACCATGAAGTGTAATGTTCCTAAAAGGCAGGTGTCTGGTGGGAAGAAGTTCGTTGTGAAAGCCTGTCAGGGTGGCAAGGAAAAGATTGTACGTTAAGATTGTACGTTTTGGCGATGCTAACATGAGCATTAAGAAAAGTAACCCTGCTAGGAAGAAAAGCTATTGTGCTAGGTCAGGTGGGATTAAGGGTAAGAGTAATAAACTGTCTGCGAACTACTGGAGCAGAAGAGCTTGGAATTGTTAAATGGCAAGATATAGTTCATACGGTAATTTAGATAACCGAATAGCAGAAGACCTAGATCAAGGGTTTATGGGCTTTAACAATAAGTTAAGGCCAGATCAGTTGCGTCCAGGTATTTTGACTGAATCTAATAATGGACGTATGGACATTAATGGTGAGTGGCAACCTAGAAGGGGTATTGAATTATTTTCATCTCCCTTTGTTGCTGGCGTTTTTACATTACCGTTTTATTTGTACGAATCAATTCCTGCTGTTAGCTCTTATAGTCGAGCTGGAGATATTGTTACTGTAGATTTTGGATCTGCTCATGGAATTATTGATGGTACAGGAGTAAATGTTAGTGGGTTAAGCTACACTGGATTAATAAATCCTAATGGTAATTTTATTGCAACAGTAGTTGATTCCGATACCATTACCTACACCGTAACTGGATTAGACAGCACTCCTACAGGAACTATGACTGTTACTGGAATGAAAATAGATTCTACTGCGGGTAACTTTATTGAGGCTTCTTGCGAGTTCTCAGATCCTAATAATGATTCTGAGTCCTACGTAGCTTGTGTAGCTACTAATAGTACAGTGCTTGTTAAGATTTCTGATTCAGGAGCTACTACAGTAACGCTTACTTATCCTGCTGGAGAAACCGTTATAGAAGGAAGTACAGTAATTCAAGCGTTTAACAAGTTGTACATATTCCGCAAAGGAGATATTGCGATGGAGTGGGATGGAGATATTTCTTCTCCTACATTTTCCCTTGTAGGGAACGGTGATTATACCCAGCCAGTTAGACTAGGAGATGGTGGAGGCAATACTTCTATTTCAGATGGTGTAGTTACTGTAAACTCTACTGCCCATGGACTATCTGTTGGGGAAGTTGTTGTTGTAACTGAGTCTTCTGACGCTCTAGTAGTTGGTGATTCCTATACTGTTGCTAGTATTCCTGATGCTAACACGTTTACTTTTTACGCCCAGTACGATGACCAAGCTTCTCACAATAATCATTATAGTAAGAAAACGTCTCAAGGTCTTGGGTTTAGCCATATGCCAGCTCCTGAGTTTGGAGTTTACCATCAGCGTAGATTGATTGTTCCTTACCAGTACGATGTAACAGGAACAACTGGATCTGCTGTTGTTACTGATCGAAACATTGTTGATGAGGCTTTGTTCTCGGATATACTTGACGCAGATACTTACGACAGAATTTATGGACAGTTTAGGTTTAACGCTGGTGCGGCTGATTTTATTGTAGGCTTTCATTCATTTTCGGATGACAAACTGGTTGTCTTTAACCGCAATAGTATACATATTGTTGCCAACAGCCTAGACTTAGGGAGTTCAGCATCTCAGTTAATTACTAATGAAGTTGGCTGTTTAGCTAGGGATAGTGTACAGCAGATAGGAAACAGTATGGTATTCCTATCTGACAATGGAGTTTATGGATTAAACTTTATTGATTTGTACAACCTTAGAGGACAAGATGTTCCATTATCAGCTTCAATTGAAGGAACTATTAAGAGAATTAATAAGGCTTACGCAAGTAAAGCTAAGTCTGTTTACTTTGATAACAGGTACTATTTGGCTGTACCCCTTGACAATAGCACCACTAATAACGCTTTACTTATTTACAACTTCCTGAATAAGCAATGGGAATCTATAGACAGTATTAATGACCCTGACTGGGAGTACAGTGAATTAACTGTTGCTGGTGAGGGAGATAAGCGTTCAGTGTACGCAATAAATCGTAACGGTGGAGTTCATCAGTACGAATCTAGGATTGATGACAGGGATCTATACATAGTTCAAGTAGGTGGTACTGTTACTGATTCACAAGTGCTGTCTTCAGCTATTACTAGGATGTTTAATCTTAATTCTTTAGACCGCAAAAAGTGGAACAATTTTGATTTGCATATTCAATCTAGTGAAGATAATACTTCAGATGCAGACCTGGAAGCAATCACAGAAAATATTGATGATATAATAGACCTGAACAGCATTAGTGATCTTAACGGATCTCCTCTTGCTATTGATGAAGATGTCTCATTAAGGGGCAGATTTGGAAACAGAAGAGCTTACGGATTACAGTTTAAATTGACAACAACTAAGGGAAGACCTAGATTAAGAGCATTAAAGGTAGCTGGAGCTACATCATTTAGAAGTTTAGATAAGGCAGAATAATGGCAGTACTTACAACAGGAAATACATTTTCAAACGGAGACCAGGTAACAGCAAGCTCTTTAAACAATGCAGTTAATGATGCTGAGTTTGCCGCAGGAGCAGTAGATGGAATCTCTACTCAAAAATCAGGCTCTGGCGCAATCATCGTTAAGGATTTAGGTATTAGCAGTGGCAAAATTGCGATTGATGCTGTTGGAACCGACCAGTTAGCAAACGATGTAGTAATTAGCACAAGCGGCAGCATTACTGGAGCTGCTGGATCGTTTACCACCCTTTCAGCATCTGGAGATATTTCGGTAGATGGGTCGGTTAAACAGTCTGGAAATGATGGCCTTTTAAGTCTAAAAGGTGGAGATACTGATGGTGCGAATGTTGAACTATACGGAGCGTCTCATGCTTCAGAGGCTAATAAAGCATTTTATGATGCAAGCACTCATTCGTTTCGTCCTGAAGACGGATCGTCTAGCCGTGTTGTAATTAGTTCCTCTGGTCTTACAGCATCTGGCGACTTAACAGTAGACACTACTACCCTTAAGGTAGACTCAACTAATAACCGAGTAGGCATTGGAACTGCGTCACCTTCTCAACTGCTAGATGTAAACGGCCAAGCTAGGGTAGTTGGAAATTTATTTGTTGGAACAGATGACACTACGCCCAATGGAATGATTGAGGTGTACGGTGCTGGAGGTGTTGAAAAGGAAGGTGGAGAAATTAGACTTCGTACTGCTGCTGAATACGACACTGCGTACAACCATTATTTTATAGATGCGTATGAAGATGACCTAAGAATAGGTAGAGAGGGTGGTGCAGACATTACACTAACATCTGATGGCAACGTCGGCATTGGCGCTACAACGCCACAACACAAACTTGATATTCGGGCAGAATCTGATGCCGCTATCTCCACGGGCTTGCTTATCGCAAATACAGCATCCTCATCGGAAGGAACAGGGACCGCAATCCGAATGGTTCACAGCACTTCTCAAACTTCAAATTCGGCATCGACTATAAGTTCAGAGCGAGCTGCGTCGAACGGGTCGATCCTTGGCTTAAATCTATCAACCGACGGATCGGCTGTTCCGTCGCGGGTAATGACTCTGCTTGGTTCAAATGGCAACGTAGGCATAGGCACTGCGTCGCCTGCAGCTATCTTACAGACTTCTACTGCTGAGAATATGGTGGCAAGTTTTAAGTCAACTGACCCAACTGCTTATGTGCAAATAATTGATAGCGTAGATGCAACTTACATAGGAAGTCAGAGTGGCATAGGATTTATTGGAGGAAGCGCAGCTGTCAGTTCTAACAATATAAACATTGATTTGTCTAACGGCAACGTCGGCATTGGGGATACGTCGCCAAGTCGTCCATTAACGGTAGCTGGAGATGTAGAAGTCAATGTTGTTGGTTCTTCAAATACTAGCAAAGGCATTGTAATAAATAGCAGTGGAACCGATTTTGAGTCCGACGCTGGCATTATACAAGCAACCCACGCAGGAACTGGATCTCTAACAGGCGGTTACTGGTTAAAATTTAATGCTAATAGTGCTGATAAATTTACAGTAAGAGGAGATGGCAGAACAGAAATCTCTTCTACAACGGGTGGTGTAATCATGCCACGCATGACTACCACGCAGATGAATGCAATATCTTCTCCTGCTAATGGAGAAATGATCTACAACACAACAGACAACAAGTTCTACGGTTACGCTAACGGAGCTTGGGTAGCACTGCACTAGAAAGATAATTATAAATATGTTTAACGGAGTTACAGATCAAGATCCAGGCGAAGAGGATAGGCAGAAAGGTCTATACACCGAGGAGGAAGAGCAAGAAATCCTTGCCAAGATGGATGAGCTTGCTCTTGCTGGTCAACTTGATAGTGATCGAATTAGAGAGCTTCTGAATGATTACGGTCTTACTGAAGATGATTTTCCAATTCCTGAACAATATATTCAAAAAGGTGATGATGCTTATGTTCCACCAAAACCCACAGATTCAAGTGATTCTGATCCTACAGATTATTCTATTTATGAAACTGGACTTAATACTGAGGATGGATCAATTGTTGGAGGAGGAATATCAGGCTCCGTAGGAGATCCTGGCTCTGGTGGAGGATCTGGAGGAGGTACTGTAATGGATAATAGTAATGAAATAGATACTAGGACTGGTGGCGGTGGAATGAGAGAGTTTCCTGTAGGTTCTGGTAACTATATTCCAGAAGGAATGCTTGAGCAAGCACGGGAATTAATAAATGAAGGAGTTGGAGTTAGAAATTTAACAAATGCACTAGGTTTAGAGTCTAGAAATCAACAAGACGTAGTGGGGCCAGTAAATATGACAGACGCAGAATTAAACGGACTTACAAATGAGGGACTTGATCCTAATTTTACAGGAGAATTTGACGGGCAGCAATACGAAAATGGGATGCTTGTATCTTCTGGCGCTTCGGGAGACTTATCCTCATCTAGTGCAACAGGTGGTAGTGCAACAGGTGGTAGTGCAACAGGTGGCCAAGGTGGAGAATCTGCTTCTAGCGCAAATGTAGGGAATATTGACGCTGGTGGAACTGGTGGTGCTGGTGGTGCTGGTGGTTCTGGGGGTACTGGGGGTACTGGGGGTAATGTAACAGTTAATTTTGGAGATGGCACTGGTGGCGGCAATGCTGGGTACGAGAAGTTCTTTGAAATGATTAACTCGTACATTGCATCTGGAGAACCTATAAAGGAGGGTGAAGTTAAGGGAATATACGAACAGTTCATTGAAACTTCACCTCAGTCTGCTGATGCAATAAGATCATTCCTTGCACTTGATCGTCCTGTTTCAGAAGATCAAGCAGAGCTTAAGACAGATATTTATAAAGATATAATAGGAGATGTACGAGAAGCTCAAAGTCCATTAATGAAGTCTTTGACTCGTAGGTCTGAGATGCAGGGGCTAGAAGCTGAAAGGCTAATGGGGCCGTTATCATTTCTTGAAGGTCGAGATGCAACTCAGGCTGGTTACGGACAAGCTGTATCTGGAGGACGAGGTCTAGGAAACATTAGTGAAATGCTTGCTGGCAGGCAACGAGCTGAACAAAAGAACGTGAACTTGCAACTTGCAAGTAATCTTCTTGGTCAGCAAAGAGCTACTGCTGGATTGATGGCAGATATTGAGTCTGGTATTTACAGTAGAATGGCTCCTGATATTGGGTTAGACTTTGGTTCTCTGCTAGGAATTTCTGGAGTAGATGTTCAGAACGTACTTGGAGAAAGACAAAGTACTAGAGCAGCTAACGCCGCAGAGCGTGGTGCTAACATAAAGCTTGGCATTGAGGCTGCTCCTACGGTACTAGGTGGAATAAAAACAGGGTACGACTGGATTAAAGGTCTTGTCAACTAAAAATTAAATTATTAAATATTATGGCACTTAGAGGATCATCACCCGTAAATCTTAATGCGTTACGCAGAGATTACTCAGCACTTCCGCAGATAGCTGCTATTAAAGCACAGGCTAATCAGGGAATATTTAATGCTATTCAGTCAGGTCTTGAGAAGCGTAAAGATAATATCGAGAAGGCAGAAAAGAAGGAACTTAATATTAAACTTTTAAATCAAATAATTGAAAGCGATAAAAATAATCAATTTGTTCCTGCTGGTGTAACGGGTGAAGATTTGCACAAATATGTTTCTATTGAAGAAACTTTAAAGTACGCCCAAGCAATGGGTCTTGCTAATAGGGCTGCTGCTAAAGAAGCTCAGTTAATACAGGCAGCTAGAAATGCAGCTCAGAAATTAGGACTGCCAGCTGGAGCAGCAGAGGCTAATCCACGAGGTGTTTTAGAAGCTGCAATGAAAGCTCAGATTGAATCTCTTAAGGGTACAGAACCAGAATACAAAGTAGAACAAATTACAAAACCCGATGGCACTATAAAATATGTCAGGGTTAATGTTAAGGATGGGACTTTTACTGATATAACTAAGCAAGCAGCTACTTCTAAACCTTCTCAAGTAGTTTTACCAGGGGGCTTAACAGCTTCTAGAATAACTCCTAAAACTGGTAGGCCACCTGTGGAATCAGCTCCATCAGGAGATTCACTAATAAGTTCTCCATCTCCAGCTGAGAAAAAAGCACAACAGGAAGCATTGTTTGATGATGTCAGGCAAAATATAAAAGGCCAAACCCAAACAGAAACTGGAGCATTTAGAGTAACTCCAGAAATAATAAATCGTGTTGCTAAAGATTACAAAGGTATTTTAACAGAAAAACAAGTGGCTGCAATAGGAGCTGACCTTACCAAAGAATACAACCTCCGTGGAAGAGAGCTAATACAAAGATTTTCTAAGGACGATCCTCAGTTTGAGGAGTACCTTACTGCGTTAAGTAAGCTTCCAGAAGACACTAAACTTCAAAAAGATTTATTTAACATTGATTCTCCTCTGGATTTAATTAATCCGTTATCATATTCAAAGGCAATATTGAATATGATTCAAGATAAACAGGAATTTGAAGCAGGTCGTTTTGATCTTGGATCAATAGAAAAATATAATGAACGGATTAGAAGAAATCCAGAAATCGCTCAAGCTGCAGGTATTTCTGATAGAGTTTATAATCTTATTAAAGTTGAAAGAATGTCAGATAAAGTTCAAGAAAAAACAAAAAAGACACTTCCTGATGGAAGTACTGTTTATTATTAAACCAGAACAAATAGAAAGACATTATGGCGTACTCAAAAACAAAACCAGGTAAATCTAGATTCAATCCTAAGCCAGCTCCTAAGAGCAAAAGGCAATACAACAAAAAAGGGGAGCTTGTTCGCAAGCTACGAGCTACTGATTACGGCCATACGTTTGGTCCTAAGACTGGACGTAGGCGTTCTTCTGTTACCAGAGGGCCACTGAAGAGTGTAGAAATAGTTAAAGACGAAAGAAAGCCCAAGAAGAGATCTTTTATTCCTCAAGCTATTGGGGGACATGGATTGTTTAAAATGTTTCGTCGCAGCAAATAATGCCAGACTACGTATTCAAGTCTAGGGACGGTCAAACTGAAAGAGTATATTCTGAAAAAGAACTTACTCAAGACCAATTAGAAGAGTTAAGCTACCAGCTCTTTGAAGATATCTCCATGACTCCTGGAGATATTATTCGTGGTCAACGTGCTAATGTCAGTGACATGAAGTACTCCTTGGGAGAGGCTGCTGTAGATTTTGCTGCCTTAGGCAGAGGAGCTGAAGGACCTCCGCTGGTGTACACTACTCCACAAGCTAGACAAGTTATTGCTGAACTTGAACCTGAGTACAGAGAGGCAGCTAAGGTTGCTGAACTTGAAAGACAGGCTGATTTAAACAAAATATCGGACTCTTTGAATCAAGCCAGAAGAGAAGCTAGAGAAGAGATAACTGCTCCTACTCCTCAACGTGTACAAGAGGACTTTGCTTATCAAATTGTAGACACTATCGGTCAAATAGGAACTCAGCTTGCAGGATCAAGCCTTGGAGGTTTAGCTGCTGGTCCAGTAGGTGCAGCTACAGTTTTTGCTGGTAGTACTATACCATTAGGATATACAGTTGGCAAAGATGATTACTACAGAAGCATAGATAAAACTCCATCTACAGCTACACCTGAAGAGCGAGATACTGCTGAAGCTGTTGGAGCTATCAATGGCATAAAGACCTACGCCCTTGAAAAAATTGGCATTAAGGGAATACAAAAAGTATTTCTTAAGAACAAGGAACTAAATAGAAAGCTTTTTTTCTTGGCAGAAAATGGTAAGGTTACCCAAGATTCCTTAAAAAGCATTGCGAAAGACGTAGGCAGAGCATCATTAGGAGAAGGCTTTACTGAAGCTGCCGATGAAGCTAGTTTAAACTTTTTAGCGAATAGTTTATTTGGTTACGATCCCGAAAGAGAAACACTAGAGGGAACTGGAAGATCATTCGCCTTGGGAGCCATTGGAGGTGGTGCTTACAGTACTGCGTTTTCCTCTGGAAGAATAGCAAGACAGGCTCCTGCTGTTCCACTAAAAGCCATTAGTAAGGCAACCAAAGCGGTGTCTGGTGTAAGTGAATCTTTGGCTAAAGGAACTTTAAAGGCCAAGGACATGGTAAAAAATGCACCTCTTACTGCTAAGGTTCTTGATGGGCTGATGAAGAATGGAATAGATGTTAGAAAAATTACTGAAAGTGTTTCTAAAAAAGTAGTTCCAGTCACTAAGGACCTTATTAAATCCATAAAGGATAGTTCTTTTTTCCAGAAATCAATGCCAGTTGTTGATGATATTATTACACCAATATCATCTAGGATTAGATCAATAAATAAAAATGCTTTTATAGCATTAAATAGCTACAAGTCCGAAAGCAAAAACAAACAATCAGATTATCTTAAAAAGATTTTTCCTTATCTTTCAAAGCTTAATGAAATAGAAAAAAACAATCCAGAAGATTATCAGTTAATTTACAATTCTTTTCATAAGACTAACAATCGGAATTTGCTAAATCCTCTCCACGAAAAATACGAGATTAAAAAAGAATTTGATGAATACGTAAAAGCCCTTGAGGATCTACGATCAGAGGCATTATCCTCTGGTGTGCAAGTTGGAGAGATAGAAGATTTTCTGCCCAGGAACATGAAGGACTACGATGGGTTTAGAAAGTATTTAGGTCTTCAAGGAAATGATGATATAGTTGAAAAGGCTCTGAAAAGAATGGCAGAGTCTGATGAGGATTATAGCGTTGATAAGATTGGTGAATTTTTTGAGAAGATAATAATTGAAGATCTCAAAAAAAGCAACAATCCAAAGTATAAGGGCATTGGGACAAACCCATTAAAGAAAAGGGTAATTGATAATGTCTCTGATGAAGCTGTAAAGTTTTACCATACTCCTCAAAATGCCTCTGTTTATTACGTAAACAAAATGGTTAAGTCTATTGCGGATGCTAATCTTCTCAGAGATTTTAATGCTGTAGATAGGTCTGAATTTAAAGACATTGAGCAGAGGGAAACCCAAGCTGAAGAAGTACAGGACAGGATTGTAGTTCAAAGCATTAACGATGAGAAATCTCCTAAGGGCATGGGTCCAACTCCAGTCGATCAAGGAGATGCCACCACCAGAACAAGAGATAAAGTTTCTTCCGATGAACTTCCTTATGTATTGGGGTCTACCTTTGAGGTCAAGGGCATACCGATAAAGTTTGAGTCTAATGTAGATAAAGCTTTGTACGCCTATAATAAGTTCAAGGACGCCAGAAAAGATCAAAGTTTACGAAGCTACCTTCGCAGGCAACTAGACCTTGAAGAAGGAAGTAAGGCAGCAAGAAAAATACTAACTAAAAGCAAGGAGGTTGTAAGTGCTGTTGGAAAAGCTGAAAGACAATTTAAGAAAAAGGGAGGCGTTCCACCCCACTTGTCTAAATCTTTAGGAAGCGGAAGAATTGTAAAGGTTCTTAGAGATGAGCTTATTGAAGGAAGATTAGATCAAAAGGGTTACGAAGAGATCATTAGACTTTTGAGAGGGGCATTTAAATCAAACGCTAATTTTGTTTCTGAATCTTCTGCTGCCTATGGCAGAAGAGACTTTGCTAACTTTTCTAGGGGTGTTAAAAGTTTTACTACCTTAGCGTTTATGAGTAACCCTATGAGTACAGTTACCCAACTTGGTGACTTTGCCTATAATTTGTTTGAAAATAAACAGGCTGCTTTCCAGGGAGATAAAGACATTTCTTTTAGCTTAGAAGATCTAAACTTAGCTGGGCAGTCTGTCGGCTTTGAGTTTACGTCAGATGGAAGTATTCCAGATAAACTTCAAAAAGCCATTGATACTGTTTTTACATTGACTGGATTTCGTAAACTCGACGAAAAGATGAAAGAAAAATTCATCAATAGCACTTACGTAAGAGTCAAGAACCAACTGGGGAAGTCTGCCAACGAAAAATCTGCAAAAGTTTTTGATGAAATTTCGGATCTTATGGGTCCAGAAAATGCCCAAAAGGTTGTAAACGACATACGAGCAGGAAGGAAGACTGATTTAGTTTCAGAGTTTTTATTTTACAAGCTTTCAGAAATAGCTCCACTCAGTAGATTGGATATGTCTTACGCTTATCTAACTAATCCAAAAATTAGGATGGCTTACGCACTAAAGAGCTACACAATGAAACAGTTGGACTACGCCAGAAGAAACGTATTTAAAAAGATTCTTTCTGGAAATGAAGATGAAGTTCAGGAGGGATTGCAGAATCTTTTTCAAATGCTAATATCTCTTATGATTGCTAATGCTCCTGTAGAATTTATTCATGCCTTCTTTAAAGAGGGATCTCTTCCTACTCTATCAGACCTAACTACTGAAAACCTTTGGAGAGTTTTTGGTTTAAACTCATACACTGGTATGGTTGCCCAAAGGGAAGGCGTTGGTAGTGCTACTGTTGGAATGTTGATTCCTCCTGCTGTTTCTTTGGCAGATGCTGTTGGTAAGGACATCGCTGGATTCAACTTCCCAGGAACTGAAGAATCTAAAACAACTCAGTTCATTCCGATAATAGGTAAGAATTTGAGCTGGGCGATGAAGCAGTCCGAAGAAGAATAAAAAAGGGCAGCAGGTTTTTAAGCCCACTGCCCTTGAGGTGCTGTGCGTGAGGAGAGCAGATCACTCTGGATCTGATGTATCGGGAGGGATAATTTCTTCTTCTTCTTTAGATGATAGAAACTCTTCTATTCTATCTCTAAGAGATCCAACAACGGAAAGTTCTTTACCGTGGAATGCTCCACGTTTAGCAGCCAGGTCTATAATATTAACTGCTTGGGATAAGTCTTGGTACGAAATGGTAGGTTCTTCTGACATGATTAGGACTGTAGTGATTCTGGCTTCTTTGTCAACTCCCTTATCAGGACTCTGTACTTCTCTTTTGTTTGAGGTCTTTTAGCTCTATTGATCCTACGCCTGTACTCTCGGACTACCTTGTCTGTGTCTGTTCTGTGCTTAGGATGGATAGGGTTTTCTGAGTAATCTTTACTCCAGTATTCTATGATAGCAATGAGAACATCCTCGTAAGAGGCTCCCAGAGGCCGTATAAATCGTTTGTACGCATTCCATACCTTACCCTCGAATGAATTGACTTCACGCTGTAGAACGCATCTGACGTGTCCTGAGACATGATCGTGGTCTAAGACCGCATCTTTGATCTGCAATCCTGTAATGGGATCTCTTCCTCCTTGTCGGATCAGGAGTTCCTCCCTGAATGATTTGATCTCGGACTGTTTAAGTTTTTTCATTCACGCTTGTACTTTTCTTACATCTGAAAGCAAGAGCCAGCGGCAGCCGTGGTCATTTTTCTCAAGAGTCCTACCTAGGTATTTAGCCATGTCCACGTATGCAGCCCTATGTAGACCCTCTCCAGTCACTTCAAGCACCCTAATCGGCTTTCTCTGGAGCATCTGAACCTCTCGATGCCAGTACGGAAAGTTCATCCTGGCTCTGCGGATCATTGGATTACAGTATCTTGGGTTTTTAGACGGGTTATTTTCCCAAGTTTTTAAGACAATCATATCCCCCTCTTCGATGTTATCCATTATAGGGACTGGATGTTTTAGTCTGTACGCCAAAAGTGGATGAGTCTTCATAATCAAATTAATTTATTTGCTCAGATCAATCAAATCTTTAGTTCTTGCGTGTACTTTTCCCAGCTCTGTACCTCTTCAACGATCCACTCAACGGATTCTTTGTTGAGAACAGCTTGGTCTACTAGCTCGTGGATGAAATCATCTTTAACTCCACCCATCAGTCTAGTGATCTTGGCCGTTAGTACATCTACCTGATTTTGAAAAGTCTGAGCAGCAGTTAGCAGCTCGATTGCTTCTGACACCTCACTGACTGTTAATTTTTTCATAGCTCGTACATTGTCTCCTCTAGGAATCTCTGCATCCAGCTCTCAAGAATCCGAATGGTTTCATTAGGCAGGAGAGATGACTCAGCGTACACGATTATAGTGTTATCATCATCTATGTCTATTACCTTTTGGTGGAACATAGTGACTTCATCCATTAGAGTTTTCCCTAGCTCAGTTCTGCATACCTGCCTTGCTGGAAAAACGTGGTAGCCCACTGGCATTAGATCGCCAGTAAAACCGCCACCGATCATAGGTGCTACGCTTTCTTTTACGTACCCTGAATCAGATGAGAGCATCTCTTTCACCTGTAGTGCTAATTCT